TATTACAGAAAAAACAGGGTTAGCAGATTTAATTAGATCAGAAGAACAAAAACAAAAAGATAGAAGATCAACGATTGGTCCTAAAGTATTAGCGGATCAAGTAACTCTTGGTGCAGAACTTACAGCACCTATATTTCCTGGTTTAAAATTATTAAAAGCATATGCTAAAAATAGAAAACTACCTGTAGATGATACAACAAAAGAAATTATGAACAAAGAAATTGATGAAGTATTAGCAACACAAAATATAACACGAAGAGACTTTCTTAAAGTAGCAGGTGCAGGTGGTGCAGTAGTTCTTGCTAAGATGTTAGGCTTTGGAGATGAACTTGCAACAGCAACTAAAGTTGTAGAAAAAGCTACAAAAGAAGCAGCAACAACAGGTGGAGTGCCACCATATTTTTTAAATCTTGTTAAAAAAATTAAAACAATGGGTGATGAAACAATGGCTACAAAAGATAAAGCTACTGCATATAAATATGATGATTATTATATGGAAGAAGACTTTGTTGGAAACATTGAAATTACTAGAAAAGGTGATATGGATGTTCCAGGTTACGAAGAAGTTTATATGAGTTATAGAGTAGACGAAGTTCCAATAAAAGGTGAAAAAGGTTCTAGAAAAGTGGAAGAGTACGAAGAGTTTACTGCAAGACCAGATGAAGATGGTAAGATGAAAGATGTAGAAGATGGTGTTCCTGATGATGTTATTGAAGAGGGCACTATATTTGAAGATAACATGACAGATTTTGGAGAATGAAAAAACTAACTAAAACAATACCACCTAAAAGAGGGCCCAATCCACAGGGGTTGAATATTCCTTTAAAACAGGTTAAGGTAGAAAATACACCGGAGAAAATAAATGGCAGATATAGACAAATCGTTACCAAACGTAAAAACATCGATTGAGGTTGATCCTCAAGAAGAAATAGAAATTGAACAGGAGAAAGCTTTAGAGGCTGAAGACCCTGGCGTAGAAGTTACACCTAATGAAGATGGTAGTGTTGAAGTTAACTTCGATCCAAGTAAAGTTAATATAGAAGGAACAGAAAATCACTTCGATAACTTAGCAGAATTATTACCAGAAGATATTACAGACCCAATTGGATCTGAACTTGTAGAAAACTACATGGATTATAAAGCTTCTAGAAAAGAATGGGAACAATCATACACAACTGGTTTAGATCTTTTAGGATTTAAATATGAAAATAGAACAGAACCTTTTCAAGGAGCTAGTGGTGCAACTCACCCAGTTCTTGCAGAAGCTGTTACACAATTTCAAGCTGGAGCTTATAAAGAATTATTACCTGCAGAAGGACCTGTTAGAACTCAAGTAGTAGGTAACCCTGATAGAGAAAAAGAAGCTCAAGCTAACCGTGTTAAAGATTACATGAACTATGAGTTAATGGAAAAAATGCAAGAGTACGAACCAGAGTTTGATCAAATGTTATTTCATCTACCATTAGCTGGATCTACATTTAAAAAAATTTATTATGACGATTTATTGGGAAGAGCTGTATCAAAGTTTATCCCAGCAGATGATTTAGTCGTTCCGTATTCTGCTACCTCATTAGAGGATGCGGAAGCGATTATTCATACATTAAAAATTTCAGAAAACGATTTAAGGAAACAACAAGTAAATGGTTTTTATTCTGATATTGAATTAAGTAAACCACAAAGTGTTACTAGAGATGAAGTAGCAAATAAAGAAAGAGAATTAGAAGGAAGTCAAAAAACTGGTAAACAAGAAACAATTTATACTTTATTAGAATGTCATGTAAATTTAGACATAGAAGGTTTTGAAGATAAAGATGCTGAATTAAATACTACAGGAATTAAATTACCTTATATTGTAACTGTCGACGAGACTTCAAGAAAAGTTTTATCAATTCGTAGAAACTACGAACCTACAGATCCAAAAAGAAATAAAATCCAATATTTTGTACATTTCAAATTTCTACCGGGACTAGGATTTTATGGTTTTGGATTAATCCACATGATTGGCGGATTGAGTAGAACTGCAACTGCTGCACTCCGTCAATTGTTGGATGCAGGAACATTATCTAACTTACCTGCTGGATTTAAGCAGCGTGGTATTAGAGTAAGAGATGAAGCCGCTCCACTACAACCTGGTGAATTTAGAGATGTAGATGCACCTGGTGGTAATTTAAGAGATGCGTTTATGACTTTACCTTACAAAGAACCTTCTACAACTTTGCTACAGTTAATGGGTGTTGTTGTACAAGCTGGTCAAAGATTCGCGGCTATTGCTGATATGCAAGTGGGTGATGGTAATCAAGGCGCTGCAGTAGGAACTACTGTTGCACTTCTTGAGCGTGGTTCACGTGTTATGTCTGCTATTCACAAAAGATTATATTCAGGTATGAAACAAGAATTTAGATTATTATCTAAAGTCTTTAAAACTTATTTACCACCTGTTTATCCTTTTGATGTTGTTGGTGGACAAAGAGAAGTTAAACAAATGGATTTTGATGACAGAGTAGATATCTTGCCTGTTGCAGATCCAAATATATTTTCAATGGCACAAAGAATTTCTATGGCCCAAACTGAATTACAACTTGCAACATCACAACCACAATTGCATAATTTGTATCAAGCTTACAGAAAAATGTATGAAGCATTAGGTGTAAAAAATATTGATCAAGTTTTACCGCCTCCTGCTCCAATGCAACCAATGGATCCAAGTCTAGAACATATAAATGCTTTGGGTGGAAAACCTTTTCAAGCATTTCGTGCTCAAGATCACAGAGCACATATTACATCTCACTTAACTTTTATGTCTACTAACATGGTTAGAAATAATCCACAGATTATGGCTGCTATTCAAAAGAATATTTTAGAACATATTAGTTTGATGGCGCAAGAACAAGTAGAATTAGAGTTTGCAGAGGGTATACAACAGATTCAAATGCTTCAACAACAGGCTCAACAAGACCCACAAGCTCAACAACAACTACAAAAAATGTCTCAAGACATAGAAGCAAGAAAATCTGTGTTAATTTCTGAACTAACAGCTGATTTTGTTAAAGAAGAAAAAGAAATTACATCACAATTTGATTCAGACCCATTACTAAAACTAAAATCACGTGAAGTTGACCTACGTGCAATGGAAAATGACAGAAGAAAAGAAGCTGATGAAGCAAAAGCAGACCTTGATAGAGCAAAATTAGTTCAAGCAAGAGATATTTTTGATGATAAGCTAGAACAAAACCAAGATTTAGCGGAATTAAGAGCTGGAGTAAGTCTTGCAAAAAAAAATAATAGTAATATAAATTAGTAAAGGTAAATATTATGATAAATTATAAAAAATCAAAAGATGTTAACATTCCTGAGCAGAATATAGAAGTAGATTCTAGATCTAAGACTACTGCTGATGGTGCTTTCAACTATATTCCTACTGGAGACAAGGAAAAAGTTAGAGGAACTAAAAGAATGTTAGCTGACAAGAAAAAAACAGCTACTTGGTACTAACATGTGGTTATCGGCAATTAAATTAGCCGTTTCTGCTGGTAGTAAAATTTATGCTAACAAGCAAAAGACGAAAATAGCTATGTCAGATGCACAGCTTATGCATGCATCTCGTATGGCCGAAGGTAAAGAAGAATACCAGGGAAAATTATTAGAAGCACGTCAATCGGATTGGAAGGACGAGGCAGTTTTGATAATTTTAAGTTTGCCCATAGCAATTTTGGCCTGGGCAGTCGTATCAGACGATCCAACAGCAATGGACAAAGTAAAATTGTTTTTTGACATGTTCTCAGAGCTTCCGAAATGGTTTACAAATTTATGGATTCTTGTCGTGGCGAGCATCTATGGTATAAAGGGTACACAAATTTTTAAAAACGGGGGAAAAAAATAATGAGAAAAAAAATGATGGGTGGCGGAATGACAAATAGAATGATGTATAAAGATGGTACATCTAAACCCGGTAAAAAAAAGATAAATCCAAAAAAACAACCAGGATTAGCTAAGTTAAAAAAGAAAGCTCCTCAAGTTGTAGCTAAAATGGGATACTTTAAAAAAGGTGGTAAAGCATAATGGCTAAACTTTGTGCAAAAGGCAAAGCAGCCGCTAAAAGAAAATTCAAAGTATATCCTTCAGCTTATGCTAATATGTATGCTTCAGGAGTTTGTTCTGGAAAAATTACACCAGGTGGTAAAAAAAATAAAAAAGCTGCTGGTGGTATAATGAAACAAGAATTTCGTGTTGGTGGATTAGCTAGACGAAAGAGAATGAGTTGTGCGTAAAAATTTTGCAGAAGGTGGTTTAAGAAAATGGGTATCAGAGAAATGGGTAGACATTGGAGCACCGAAGAAAAACGGGAAGTATCAGCCTTGCGGGAGAAGCAAAGGCTCGAAGAGGAAATATCCAAAATGCGTCCCACTTGCAAAAGCCACACGGATGTCAAAGTCGCAAAAGGCGAGTGCTGTCAAACGAAAAAGAGCAGCAGGTAATCCAGGTGGTAAACCAAC